TCAATAGCTTTTAACAGACCTTGATCTGTTTTCTTAATTTTAAATACTTGATTATGATACGTCTTGTAATCAAAATATAAAACCTGCACAGTATTCTCGTCGTATCCACCCCAACCAGTTACATATTGTCTATTGCCTGGCATTTGTTGTATACGCTCTAATTCTTTTTCAGATATATTTGGAAACTCTTTTTTAAGCTCTGGTATTGTTATAGACTTTATTTCACCTACATAATATATATCTTCAAAGTTGGGATCTTCTGTATATGAATAAACCATATAAGCTGGGTCTACGTAATCAATAGTAATACCGTTAGCTGTGTTAAAGTTTGTTTTAGCAGCTGCGATACCACAAACGGCTAAATCCATATTAAGTCTACGCTTTGTAAGCTCGTATTTATTTTGAGCCATAACAGAAGATATAGCCTCTTCTTCAGCTATCTCTATGCTTTGCTTATATGACAACTGCATATGAAGCTCTAGTTCTTCTTCGCTCTCAGGTAATAAATCAGGGTTTGGTACTTGATATAAGTCAATACCTAGATTTGTTTTTAAATTATCTAAGTATTGTTTAGCTAGCATGTCTTCATATATCTTAGAAGCATACTCAGTTCTTTTCTTTATAGATTCAGGATCTTGAGCATAAGCTTTAACATCATAAGAATGTGCTGATATACCATTAACAACAATGTCTACAAACTTAGATAAAATAGGTACAGGTTTCCAGTCTAAATTAAGGTAAGACAAATCACCATTAATAGACAATTCATCTTTGTATTTTTGAACAGGTTGCTCGCCTCTAGCGTACAGTCTCAATGTGTTAAAGTTATTCCAATTGGTTAAATAAGCGTTGCCGTTGGTTCTACCTGACTTGAACCATTCATACTCAATAGCCATAGCAACTTGACTGCCGTACTCTATGCTTGCTTTTTCAGCATCACTAACTACTTGACTTGGAAAAGCGCTATTTGAATTAGTATATATATTCATTTAACTTATTATTTTTGATGTAGTTCCCCTGTTGTCATATCTTTTGATACCTAAATCTACAGGTTTTAAAATTCTTTTATTTACTGGTGAATATCTGTGTTTGTTACAAGCCATTAAAGCTAGTCCAGAGCTAATAGAAGCATCGTGCTTTGTTCTATTATTTATATTAAACTTAGCCCAGTCTTCTAATGTTCTTTGAAAATAAACATCACCGTAACCTGTTTCTTTTAATCCAACAAAATGCTCTATATAGCTTTCTATTGCAGAAGCATGAGCTTGTTTTATATCTTCACTAGAGTTTGGTATACCACCTAGTTCTCTTTCTGTCACCGATAACTTGCTGTAAGTTCTATCAGGTCTGTTCATTGCAAATCCCCTATAACCTCTACGTTTAAAATAGTATAGAAGTCTTGGCTTGTTATTCTCTACCAATATTGGCATACCGTAAAATACACATGCCATTAACACATCTTCAAAAAATATTTCAGCTGTTTGAGGTCTTGCTATATATTCTAAAAAGAAATGGTTTGCTGGCGCGTCTTCCATTGAAAACTTGGTTAAGCCGTGCAAAGATCCTTTAGAACCTCTTTTATCTACTGTACCTGATATATCGTAAGGGTCACAACCAAAAGCACCTATATGCTCGTTACCTGGGTAATTGATACCATTTTTTTGATATCTTTTATTTTGCAAATGAACTGCTGGCACCCAAGTTACTAAAAATCTACCACTGTTATTTGGTACAAATATAACTTTACTGTCTTGCTGACCGTTCTCCCATTGAAAAGAACCTTTTGTTATACTTATAGAATTTTTAAGATCTTCATTAAAATCTATCTGCTCGTATATTTTAGTTAGGTTAAATAAAGATTCTTTTGATTCATCTCTAAAAGCGTGCTTAGTAGTACGTGGAAACTGTCTATAAAATTCATTTAAAGCATCTTGATCTTGTTTCAATCCTTCAACTTCATTGTCCCAATACTCTATTACACCTAAATCTATTTCATCGCCTTGTGGTCCTTCAATTGGTTTTTTTGGCGTGTCGAAGACAGGTAATCCATAAGAATCAATGTATCCTTCGTAATTCCACTCCATAGGTATAAACAAGCTATATAATCCAGAGCGAGTTTGTCCATTCGCATTTCGTTGAGTGACGTCCGAGTCATTGTATAATTTTTTAAAGTTATCACCGCCTTTGTCTAATGAGTTACTTGTTGAACCCATCATACACTTTCCAATAATTCTAGAACCTAATCTAAGACAAGTTTTTGTTACTCGCCAGTTGTTTAATATATTATTAGGTCTTTCCCACTTACCACTTTCATCGTGGACCAGTAATCTTAGTTTCTCCCCGTCGTACGAGTTGTCCCCTGTATTCTTCCAGTCGATCGTGGTGTCGAGACCATCGAGCTCTCTAAGCGATTCGTTTGTCTCAAGCTTCTTACGGGTGTACTTTGTCGCGGGTACTCTGTACGCAAGCTCTGTCTTTGGCCTGTCCATACCGTCCTGAATTGGTTTGAAAAAGAAGGGGTAGTTGACCGATATTGGAACGACCTTGTCTGTAAACATCTTCTTTGCATCAGGGCCAGATTTGGACAATATTCCAAACCGTGAATCTGACTGAATTGTTGCAGCGTTAACTGTTTCAGCTGACGACATAAAGCTAAATCCAGAGCGGCGGTTTTTAAGGTAGCACATTCCGTAACTACGCTTGTCTGCTTTACAAGCTTCCCAGAATATAAAGAATAATCTGTTTGCTTCCCTAAAGTCTGGTTGCCCAACATCAATCTTGGACCACTGCAAGTACATATAGTGAGTACCAGTAAGGTAAGTAGCCACATCCTTATTATAGAACCAAAAGCCTTCTTCCCTGCGGACGAACTCATTATCGATGTAATCATACCATTTTTCTTTAAAGTCTAGTGGGTATTCCTCCCAATCAAATACAGACTTTATTTTTTTTAATACTTTAGGATATTCCGTATATTCCCATTTGTTAGTTTCAAACTTATGTACGTTTTTAGCTTTAGGTAAAGCTATTTTTAAGTTTTGTATCTCGTATATCTCACCTATTGTACCGTCTTTACTTATTATAACGATATCATGTTCTTTGTTGTAACCGTACTCCCACTTCTTATAACGGTTCGTACGTTTTAAAACCTTAGGTTTGATGTGATCTTTTAATACCTTATATAACGTTTGCTCGTACATTACTTCTTAGATCTTCCTTCAGCAAAACCCTTAAAAGTTCTTTCTTCTTTAACTTCTTTGGGTTTGTCGTTTAGCATATTCTCTTCTTCTTCAATGCGATTAAGTATTTCAAAGGCATCGAATATAGCTAGCTTTTTAGTTGCTGCTGCATTCTTGAGTCTGTCAGCTGATATATCATCATCTGAATCAACAATAGCTTCTTTAGCTACTTTGATTAACTCCTCAACTGCTCGCTGCCCAGCTTGGATTATATTCTTCTTCGTTTCCTTGGTGTTCATACTTAATTACAATATCATTAGATTTCATACAGTAAAGTCTCTTTCCTTCAACTAAAAACTCCCACTCACCATTAGGCGTATAGCCAACTAGGTCTCCTGGGTTTATTTCTAGCGCTTCTAAGGACTTATTGCCATATTTTAATATACCAACAAGCTTACGCTCTTTATCAAGCGTTAGAGAATCATTACTTTTTATAGGTGTTATAAAACATCTGTCACCAACAGTGTTCCAACCGTTTTCATTTTTATATAAATAAACCTGGTCAAGGTTGCAGAAATACAAATCATTTTCAAAATAAGATCTGCTTTTCTTTTTCTTACCTTTCATATCATAAAAGGTTCTAAACACATTTTGGTGTATAACTATTATATCACCTTTTTTAATGCCGGATTTAAAAGCTAGTGGTGTTTCAATAACTTCAGCTAAACGGTTTACAAACTTCCAGTTTTCAATTTTAGTATTGATAACTACGTCTTTGCCCGCTATTTTAACTGTGTTTTTGTATTTATCACCAACAGGCTTTACGATAAAATCGTACAAGCTTTTCATTAATACTCTAAATCATACTCAACAGATACAGCCATGTTACAATTAAACTTCTTCCATGGCAATACCTCGTTGTTTTTCTTTATATGAATATTATAAGATCCATCAGTTTCATTGAACAAAATATAAGCTATTTCGTGACCTCCGTAAACCTGCTGACCTATAGAGTAGTGCATAGCGTCATTTTTGTAATCAGAACCTATACTGATTTTTCTTATAACTGAATCCATTATGCTTCTTCAGTTATTTCAGTGTACTCACCGGTTTCAAGATCAACAGAGATCTTGCCATAAGCCTCTTCTAAAACTTTCTTTTCTTTAGCTAAGCTTTCATTTACTTCTGCTACTTTGTGCAATAGAGCATGCTTCTGTGTTTCTACAACGCCGATCTCAGATACTAAAGCATCTAACTCTTTTTTAATAGAAGTTACTTTTTCTAGTTCTTCTTGTTTAATTTTTGCCATTTGATTTAATTTAAGTTAATTTATGTTTATATAGTTACTCCTCTTCTTCACTATTTACAACAGGCGGTGGCACTTCTGCGTTTCTTGGCCAACCAAAGAAAGAATGTGCTGCTTCATCGCCTGGGTAAACCTCATTAGCACCAAAGTCAATAGTATCAGTACTCATAATGTCATAAGCCCAACCATCGTAATA